AAATCTATTATTTTTACATACAAGTGTTACAGTTGCACCTTGTGTATCTGCTACTTCATTTCCTGTTGCACCTCTATTAAATGCAAACGGGCCATAATTACCGTCTGGAGCTGTCATATTAGATCCATTATCAGCAGGTTGACCACCTGCATTACTTGTTGCTATTGATGCACTTAGACTAACACCTGGTTTAAAATATGATGCTGCTGTTGCTAAATAAAGTTGTAAACCTTTTCCATTTCCACCGGCATATATTGGTTCATTTGGATTTTGACTACCTGAATATAATGGCTCTACTATAGCATCAAATTTATTTCTTGAACTTGTAGGATATGATAATCCTTTAGTTTCAAATCTTTGATATGACTCTGGTCTTATTAAATTTGGGTCATTAAGTACCATAACCCCAGCTGTAGTACCTGTAACTGAACCTGACACACTAGAAGTAATCCAAGTATTAATTTCATCTTGAGAAAATTCAAGTAAATATCTACTAACTTGAGTTGGATTTGCATTATCTGTACTTGTTGCTATGTTAGTAGTAGCTTCTAATATTTCATCTAATCCTGTATTTATACTTTCAAAGATAGTATACATAGAAGCATCTTTTGTAGGGAATATTTTTTTATTTGCCATTTTTTATTATATTATATTGCTACTACTCTTCCTATTATATCTTGATCAGGATACTTTACCTCAAATACCATTGGATCTATTGATGGATATACTACTTCATCTATAGTTGAACCTATAACATCATATGCAAAATTGCTATATCCTAAACTTTCTCCTGTTAGATTATTTATTTTTATATTTTTTACTATTTGTACCCCTTGTATTTTACTTAATAAAACAAATATATCTTTTATTATAATTGGTTCATTTATTTGCCAATTATCTATAGCAAAATAACTTTGTAGTGAAGTTATACAATTAGTCATTACTTCATTATTATTAAAGTTTGGATTAACTACTATTTCAAAATTAACTTGAATATTGATTATATAAGCATCTTTTATATCAATTGAATCATTAATCATTCTATATTCTGATAAATATGTTTGTAAATTTCTTTTTAATGTAATAGAAGCATTTCTTAATTGTTTATCAGAATTATAGGATAAAATATATAAACATAAAACTGAAGGTAATTCACCTGATGAATAGTCTCCTATTTTTTGAGGTTGAGCATGTGCCTTAGCTATAACACCTAAATTAGAAGGCATTGATAAAGCTCTAACTAAATAATCTTGAGTAGTTACTACTCTTAATTGGTTTTGAAAATTACCTAAAGAATTTTGTCTTAATTCTTCAATTGTGTCTCCATCACCCCCACCATCAGCTGCTAATGGGTTATTAGTAGTTAGTGAATTAAAAATTTGATTTGCTAATGCATCTGTTACTGCTGGATTTGTGACTATAGGTTGGTTTACATATGTTGCAGTAGATGTATCTACTCCCGTTAAAGTTCCTGCTTCTACATTAGCAGACGCTCCCCCTCCTGTTAAATATCTTACTGTCAAAGTAGTATTATAAGGTGCAATACCATAAGTATTTGTAAACACAAAATTTGTTGGGGAAAATGCTGTTGTTAGTTTATTTTGTTCAAAAGGTAAACCTAAACCTACATTATCAGGATTAGGAATTATTTCTTCTGTTGTTGATCTAGTACTACCAGCCCCAAATTGCATTTGTAATGAACCAGAATCTATAAAACGGGCAGCAAATCTTCTTTGTACTGTTTTTAATTCTAATAAGTAAGGTACTTCTGGATCATCTAAGAAATTAGGATCATTTGTATTTGTATTTCTTATAGAATTATATACATTTTCTTGAGCTAAATTAGGTACTTCATACCATTGATTTCCATTACTATCAAATACATCTAAAATACCTATAATATTTGCATCATTTATATTTACACTATCAAATTTTATAGCATTTGCAAATGAAAAAGTAGCTACATTAATAGTAGCTGATGTTGCTTTTCTTGTCTTTTTTAATAAATAGTATGTTGGATTTCCTGCTGCTACTTGATATACTGATACTGTAGTAGGATCAAGTGAACTTGAAGCAGAAAAATCAATTGCATCTTTAGTTAAAAATTGTGTTGCAGCTTCAGTATTTGAAGTTACTGAGTTATTTTCAGGTATTAATAATGCATAATTGTAATCTGGTACATAAACACTTGCACTTAATATAGATGGTACTTGTTGATAATAATCAATGAATGTAGAAGCTACACTAGTTACTTTAGGCACATAACCCATTGAATAAGCTAGTGCAAATAAATTTTGATTTTGTCTAGCTTTTTGTATAAACGTTTCTTGGATTTGATTATCTAAATAAAAAGACATTACATCACCTACATAAGCAGCCATCTCCATAAATAACATACCTGTTGATGTAGGGGTAAAATCATTATAGGTTTGAGGAAAATATGTTTTAGAATATTGTATTAATTGATTTCTAATTGTATTAAAATCTCTATCAGTATATCTTATGTCTCTATCTAAATTAGCCATTATTGTAGTTCTATGTTAATTGAATCTTCAATACCAAAATTTACTATTTGATATATTAGAATGAAATTAATTTCGTTTCTATCTTCTTGATTTTCAAATTTTATATCTTTTATAATTACGTTAGGGAAAAAAATACTAATATCATTTTGAATAGTTGTTATTAAAGATGATTGAGTAGATTCTAATATTCCTTCAAATAATAAATTTCTTAAATCTCCACCAAAATTAGGTCTAAATACTCTTTCTCCTTTATTTGTTAATAAATAATTTATTAAATTAGCTTTTGTTTGTTCCCTTGTAGTAAATGTGGGTTTAAATACAGCAGGACCATCTAAAGGAAAACCAAATCCTACTGCTATACTAGGAGTAAGATCTATTGGAAATTTATTTTGAATTATCCTTGCCATTATTTATTATTTGCCCATTAATCCTGCTATTTGACTCATATCAACTTCTCCTGCTGGTAAAGTACCATTTGCTACATCCATACCAGCTTGTGGTTGAAATGATTGGATACTATTACTTGTAAAGGTTGATGCTGTATCACCTAATATATTTTTGTATGCTTCTCTTTTAGCTTCTGCAGTCATTGTTGGAGTTTGAGGCATTATTGGTGCCTTATTTTCTATTACAGGAGCTGTGTATGTTGGTTGAGTTATAACTTTTGGAGTTTTAACAGCTTCCAACAAAATTTCCTTCAATTCTTCTTGAATAGCCTCTTTAACAGCTTCTTTTATTATTGTTTTTAATGCTGATGTCTTCATTTTATTTATAAATATTAAATTAATCTATTTTTATGTATCTTCTATTGTAAAAAATGTAAAGTTTGTTGGGTAATCTGTTTCTGCACCCCCTACTTCAGGTAAACTATCAATTATTTCTAAATCATATGTATAAGTTCCTAATAAATCTAAAATACCTACATCTTCATTTACTCTTTCTTCTCTATTAACTGTTTGAGAGGCTTGTAATGCTACAATGATATCTTCATTTTCAGTTGAAACTTGAGTTGGTATGATTGGTATTCCTGATGCTCCACCTATCCAAGCACCACCATTATAATCTGGTGAGCTTTGTTGATTAAATAAATCATTATAAGTTTCAATGATTTTTCTAGAAAACTCCCACATCATAGACAAGGTAGCTGATTTTTTCCATCTTTGATTATCACTTTGTCTAGATTCTTGATAAGCATTCTTTCTAGCTGCATAATACCAATTTACTTCTGATAGTGATTTTCCCTGTTGGATTCTTTTTCTAACATAGTCATCAGAGGCATCTCCTGATGTTCCTTCATCTATTCTATATCTAGTACTATTATATAATTTATTTGCTAAAGAAAGTGCAGCTTCATTATATAATAGAGGTTTAGTTTTATCAAATAATCTCGTAATAAGTGAATCTAATCCACCAGGTCTTCTATATTGGGAAATATTTTGATTGCTACTCCTTCTTAACCCATTAAGACCAAAATACTCTTCTTTTACATATTTTAATTTTTCCGCATAACTTAGACCTGTAACATCTTCTGTTGCATCTGAATTAGGTAATAAGTTAAGATCTAAGGTATCTTCTGTAAAAGTTTGATATAAAGTTTGTAATATTTGAATTGATCCACCACCATTTTCAGCAATAAAATCATCAATTTTACTTTGATCAAAACCTGCTACTCTACCTGTGTAAGGATTAATATTATCTTGTATTGCAAATGATCTCCTTATTGTTAGTAAAGATTCAGTAAACCCTAAATTTGAATTTGAATCACCTGATCCTCCAAATGTTGATAGTTTTATATTAACTGGTCTATTTACTTGTATTGTTCCTGATGTAATATAAGATGAAATTGGTATACTATTAACAACACTACCAACTCTACCACTAATTAAAGCATCAGCTCCATATTCTACATCTGTTGCAGAACCATTTAAATTTACTGATGTACCTCCATATCTAATAAATGTAGGTAGTGCTTGAGTAGTAGATGAAGGTGTAAATCCAAATTGTTCTAAATATTGTTGTTGATATGTTTCATCTCCACTAGTAATATAATTACCAGATGATCCACTTATTCTATCTCTTACTGGGGGAGGTGTCCAAATAGTTATATTATTAGTATAAACATCAACTGCAAATTTTGCTTCCGCAATTAATACATTTATATTAGAAGCATAAGAATATGCTCCTTCTTCTAATTCTGGGTTTGTTGTAGGGTTATTATTATATACTATTATAGGTGAACCTGATCCACCTATACCATCATTTACACCAATAGAATTAGATCTTATTGCCTTTATTCTTCTAGAAGGGAATGAAAATTTTTGAATTTTTTCACCCTCATCATTTATAGTAAAACTATCTGGATCGTATTGTAATACAAATCTAAAGTTTTTATAGTAATAAGGATTTGTAGCATCTGGTGTTAATCTTTCTTCTAAAACATTACCTATACCTGTAGAAAAATCTGAATTTAAAGTTGCTAATGAACCTGTTATATTTGATAATAATCTTCCTTTATTATTATTTATTTGATCTTGAGTTAAAAGGGGACAAATATCTTGAAGATCTGCTACAGCTTTAACCATAGCTAATACATTTATAAAAGGATCAATAACTATACTTATTTTATTTAAAGGAGCAGTAATACTATTAAGCAATCCTACTAATGTTCCTGTAGCTGCTGGTATTAAATTTACATTTGATTGTGCTTTTTCTAAAAATTCAGATAATGTTATTAAAGTAGAAGCAAAAGTATTAGGTACGGATAATGGTACTCCAGGAGCCATTGGAACTGATGTAGGGATTGCTAGTATTTTTATAATTTGAACTATATCTGAGATTGTATTAATTGTTAATACTACGGGTTGTGTTTTTTCTTGAAGATTTGTAACAGGTACTTGAAGAGATAATACTGTTTCTTTTATTGAGTTTGTTGTTTCATATATACTTGTTACTCTTTCTTCAGCATTTGTAATTAACCTTGAAACTTCCTCTCTTTGTTTAATAGTCATTAAAGGTTGAGCACAAATAATTTCTGGAGTTAATAATTTAGTAGAATCAAATGTAGGAGCTTCTCCTCTTAAAACTGAACGAATATCAATAGGTAAAGTATTAGGATCAATCCCTGCTTTTTCAATTAATGATAAACCTGTATCAATTACTTTATTTTCCATATTCTTAATGGAATCTTTCATTCCTTGAGAATTTTTAGCAATTGTTACTACTTGACGTAATGCTACTCTATCTAAACCCATTATTTACTAGTTGTTGTAGTTGATTTATATCTTGCTATTTTACTTAACATATTAGCTGAGGATTTAGCTAAACTAACTGCTGGTGGAATTAAAGCTAATACTGGTGGAGATGTTTTACCTGGACTTCCTATTGGATTTTGTAAAGCTGTAGCTAGTGAATTTAAATTTTGACATAATGTTTCAAAATCACTTAAAAATTTATTACCTAATATAATAGGTTCTGAAGCATTTTTATCTCCTAAAGCTATACTTTTTGATTTAATTACGGTTGATGGTGTATCTATATTAACACTGTTAACTGAATTTAAATTTATTGTTTTAAATGAACTTAATAAAATTGAATCTGATTTTGAGTTTAATAATAATCTTCCTGAATTTAATATTACTTGTTCTCCACTATATTCGTTTACAGCAGTAGGAGGTGCAAAATAAGACTCATAATTTATTGATGATCCTGATATAGGAATAGATTGTGTAGAAGTTAAATAAATACTTGAAGCATCTGTATTGATATCTTCTACTTGAGGTATCCAGGGTTTAGTATCTTCTTCATGTTGACCATTTTTTAATATAGTTATAGGATCACCATTTACTCCATTTTTAGACCACGGATTTGGTATTATACTTCCTGATATAGTTGACCCAAATCTAAAAGATTGTCCCCATCTACCTTCATAAATAATATCTCCTTCATAAGGTTGTAAATTTCTTACATCTATTCTTTCATTAAAAGTATCTCCTAAACCAATTTCAGTTCCACCATCTGTAACTCTTCTAATAGTTCCTCCTTCTGTTTTTTGATAATCATTAGCTTGAGCTGTATCATTAGTTCCAAATATTTTACCAACTGTGTCTGGAATAGCATTATGGTGAACACTACCCCATATATTAATAGGTTGAAAATAATAATAAGTAGTACTATTTACATTAGCTTGTATATTATTACTAGGTAAAGCCATTATATAAACTATTTCATTTTCTACAGGAATATGTGTCATGTTTGGAAATAGAGGAAGAGCAAATGTGTCTGTATCAAAACTTGGGTTTGGGTTAGGTCTAGAAATTGAATTAAAAAATAATCCACCTAATGATTGATATTCACCATATTCTTTAAAAATTTGAGGATAAGTTTCACCTTCAAGCATTACATATCTTACTCTAGCTGCAAATATTGAATTACTATCTTTAAGTATATTTGATGCTGCAGATTTTAAAAATCCAAAAATTGCTTCTCTAGGCATTAATCCTCTTTTTTAGTTTGTATTTTTTCCATTTCAGCTAATAATGCTTCTTTTTCATCTTCAGTTATCCCTAATCCACCATCTTCATTTGAACTGTTAACAGCTCTTTGAATAATAGTAGCCATTTTAATTAAAGCATCATCGTTTTTAACACCAATTTCCATATATTCCTTAATTAAGGGTACTATTAAAGTAGCATCTCCTATTTCATTAACTAAGGGTTTTAACTCGGATATTAATGCTGTTACTTGTTCTGATTTTTTCTTTTGGTTATTATATATTTCTTCTAAAATGTCCGAAAATTTTTTATCCCCAAATATAATTGAATCTAATTGGCTCATAATTTTTGGTTATAAATATAAGAAAACTAAATCTTTGAGGTAGGGTAATATCCTTGATCTAAATAAAATAAATATTTTTTCTTAAATATACCATATAAAACATTAGCAATTTTTGTTATTTTTGGTGTTTTAACATCAATCATTTCTCTAATGTATATATAAAGTGCTTTTTTATTAAAGACATCAATAGCATCTCTTTTTCTAAATAATTCAAGTATAGCATCTGCTATCTTAGCATCGTTACCTTTAGGGAAAATTTCATATATATTTTCAGTACATTCATTAACATATTGATCTATAAAAATAGATAACTTATCTTCATATTTATATCCTTGATTAGATAATTCATCACCTTCAAATTCACCTTGTATTACTTTATCTACACTTTCATCCATTTTTTGTGATGAAATAAATCCTGGTTCTGATGAATCTAAGTTAGAATAATTTGCTAAATCTGTTATTTGAATATTTTTTATTTTTTTACCATAATTCTTAGTATTATATACTATTAACCATCTTTTAACTATAGTACCAAAATAAGAATAAGCTTTAGCTCCATTTGATGGGTTAAATAAATGAATTTTAGATAATAAAAATACCATTAATTCATGTTGTAAGTGTTCTAAATTTTCTACTTCAGTGTAATAAAATTTAAATGTATGAATTATATTTTGAGTAAGTTTATAAAAAGGGTAGTGAATATGATCTTGGTATATATTACTTCTTTCATCAGCATCTTTAATAGGGTCTAAACTATTATATAAAACTATATTAGCTTCAGTTTCTTTAGAAAAATATACCCGTCCTTTTCTCTCTCTTTTATTCTTCTCTATTATGTGATCCATTTATTCTTAGATTTTTTTAATATTAAAATCATTAAGAATTTCTTGGATTTGTTTAATTGTTTTAAAGAAATGTCCTATTTCATCGTCTCCTTCAAATGAACCCTTAATGTCTACTTTTTTAATTTTTTCATCCGAAACCTCGATTACTCTAGATATATTATCTAAATATTTAAGATACCCTAATAGAATATCTTCTTGTTTTTCATTCTTACGTAATAGATTAATAGTCGTAAATCCTAAAACCACGACTATTATTGAAAGTATTACTATTGTTGTTATCATAATTTATCAAATAAATTTTTAAGTCCTTCACTTTTTATAGTATTTAAGGCTTTAGACTTAACACTTGTTTTTTTATTTGACTTCAATGTATAATTATTTTTTGGCTTATCCAATCCATTCTTTAATGTAGGAAGCCACTCTTTTTCAAATTCAATTCTAGCTGCCATCATATCTGCGTGATGTATTATATAAATTAAAGAAGTTCGTGGTTTTGTTTCAACCATATAGCTTTTAAAATATGATTCATTTGCTGGGTCATATAAACCATCATGTAACTTAATAGCTAAATGTTCATTATATGTTAATTTAATACCTGCTTGGGATAATAAAAATAATGATCTATCTGGTACTGACATATATGCAATTTTTTTATTAAATTGATACATTTCACCCATATTTTTCTTTCTCCATTCATCTTTAGAAGGTATATGTGAATACTCAACCCCATCACCCATTTTTCCTAAATCATGATTGATAGCAGCAAACACTAATTCTTCTACAGTATATGTAGTAATATCGGCCCCCATCTTTTCCCACACATTATGTAGTTGTAAAGCGCATTCTACAACACGATTAACATGATCAATATATCCACCTGGGAATGCATTATGATATGCTGTTTTATGCGAAGCAGGCATAAGTACTAATTCTTCCTGGTGTTGGGTGTAGAATGATAACAATTGTGTTTGCCTATCACCCTTAATATATTTTACTATATTAGAATGAAACACTTGCCAATTCGATGATATTTGTTCTGCTGGTATGCTCATAACTATTATTTTATTTTATCCGTTTCTTAATTGTGCATGTTCTCTTTCTAATTGAGATTCTAAATCTCTAAGAACATTTTCTGTTTCTTCTACTTTTTTTATAAAATCTTCAACTGGTTGTTGTGATTTTACAATTAGTTTTAGATTAGTTAGATTGCCCTGTATCTTGTTTGTTAGACGGACAATTGTTTCTGGGTTGCGTAATGCCATATTATATTATATTTATGTTAATGTTATGGGTACCTTTATACCCCTTTATCTCTATATCCCTTATTCTCTCATTTCTTTAAATCCCTGTATATCGAATTTAATAAAAGTACTTTAGGATTCCAAACTATTTTTTAAGTTTTATTGATTTTTTCTTGATTTTGAGTAAAAACGCACATCTTTCATATAATTCATCTTGTTGAAAAAATTCAATTCCCATATCAAGAGTCGCATAAAATTCATCGTCAGAATAATGTTTAAGTGCGTCAATATAACCCTTATTTTTTATATCTACGTTAGCTATATAGGACCAAGCTCTATTATATACAACGTATTCCCCTGCTTCTTTAATATCATTCATATCAAATTCTTGATTAGATTGTTTAAAGAAATTAAGTACTTTAGTATTAAAATTTAAATGATTTATGATTAATTTTTTATACATACCTACATGAAATATAGGTTTAGTTTTTAATTCATCAAGATTTGTAGCAGTTTTAGTACCATCTAGTTCCTCACCAGGTACAAATAAACCAAATATATTAGTCATATCAATCATCTTATTATACATATTCTTAATATCCATTTTTTATATATTTAGTTGTGGATTGTGGAGAATATCGGAGTCGAACCGATGACCTCCTGCGTGCAAGGCAGGCGCTCTAGCCAGCTGAGCTAATCCCCCATTTTATTATTGGTCGGCTTTATCGTTATAATATTGAATTTCTGATTCGACCATTTCATTATAAAGTTTTTCTTTTTCTTCATTTGATAAACTAGTCCACCATTCATCGTGTAATTGATTCATTTCTTCCATAGTAATAGATTGTGATTTTTCGTTTGCCATAATTTTATTTTTTATCATTATTAATTGTTACTGGTACTTTTCCTTTACTTCCATCTTCATTTGTTATAGTAGCTGTAGCTGTAAGTTGTGGTTTAGAATTATTCTCAATTTCCTCCTTAGCTTGATCTATAGCATATTTTACACCTGCTGGGTACATCTCTATAAATTTATCTCTTCCAAATTTTTTATATTGCTTTTGTAATACATTATTTAACTTAAGACGTGTTTTGTACTCATCATATGTTTCATCTTCGGCTCGTTTATTACTTAAATTAACTCCCTTAAAAGGATTTTCCTTCGCATCATCATATAATTTTCTATTTTGATCCATTTGTTTTAACATTTTTTCTTTATACTTTTGGGTTCTAGGATCATCTTTACGCATAGTTAAAGCTTCTTCTCCAAAAGTAATTAATGTATCATTATTTTTTTCCATTTTTTATATTTTATTAAACTTCTCTTTTATCCCCATGTACTATTTTAACTGTTGGAAA